ATTTAACTAATGGAACCATTGGTGGTGATGAACCACCTAGTACTAAAGGTAGAAAACATACTGAAGAATCTAAATTAAAAATGTCACAAACAAAAAAAGGTAAATCTATACCTTGGTTAAATAATGGAAAAACTCGTTCACTTTCGCATAGACATAACTTATCATTATCTCTGAAAGGAAGACAATCACCAAACAAAGGAAAAAAGTTTTCTGAAGAATATAAAAATAAACTTTCGGATAGTCATTCCCATCAGAAAAAAGCTATTATACAAATGAATTTAGACGGTTCAATAGTTAGGACATGGGATTCAATATCCGAGGCAAAAAAATTTTATAAAAATAATCATATTGGTGAATGTTGTGCTGGTAAAATTAAAACCGCGGCTAATTTCATATGGAAATATAAAGATTAAATTATGGATAAAAAAATAATAAAATTAAAAAATTCACCTAAAGTATTAGGTCTTGACGTGAGCACAAAAGTCATTGGATTTGCATTATTTGACATGGGTACACAAGAACTTTTAGAACTCACACATGTTTCACCAAGACCTAAAACAAAAACCGATAATAAAATTGAAGAACTTTTATCTAAAGCCGAGGTATTCAAAAGTAAATTAGAACAATATAATAATTTAGGTATTACAAAAGTTATAATTGAAGAACCTTTATTAAATTCAAATAACATATATACGGTTCAAACTCTTTTAAGGTATAATTCATTTGTTACAAAAAACATCTATGATGTTTTAGGAATTGTACCCGAATTTATATCAACGTATAATTCAAGAAAATTTGCGTTTTTTCAGTTGCTTCAGCTCAATGATAAAGGTAAAATGGTATTATTTGGTGGCTTACCAAAAGACATTGATAAGAAACAAATTATTTGGGATTTAGTATCTAAAAGAGAACCTCAAATTACTTGGCAATATACAAAAAATAATACACTTAAAAAAGAAAATTACGATATGACGGATGCATATACTTGCGTATTAGGTTTTATGAAATCTGAAAAAATTTGGTAAAATTGTATTTTTGTAGTATATTCGTATACTTAAAAATACGGTCATGACTAATACAAATTCTTGGAAAAATGGTTTATCTGATGGTCACATCAAACAAATTATCAGACGAAAGATGATTCAAAAGTCCGTACCTTCCAAAAAAGTTTACGATAGAAAAAATCTAAAAAAAGATTGGGACTGATTAAATTTGTTTTTCCAATTATATTTCTTATCTTTCTTGAGTGACTGACGAGAAAGAAATTGTAATAGACCTTTTAAGGGAAATATTGGGTGATGAAAAAGCCCACTATGACATGAAATGTCAAATTACGTTTGACTGTCCTGTTTGTTCATACGATATCAAAGGATTAGACCATGGTGATGGTAAAGGCAATTTAGAAATTAACTATTGTCGTCACGTATACAAATGTTGGAGTTGTTCAGAAACTCATGGTACCCAAGGACCACTTGGAAAATTGTTTGATAAATTTGGAAATAAACAATCCAAAAAAACTTATAACCTAATTAAACCCGAAGATGAAAGACAAGAGGTTAAAAAGGTACAGGTTAGACTACCCCAAGGATATAAAACATTCCAAGAGTCTAACCCAAGATTTATTCCACATAAAGAGGCTTTAAGATATTTGTATTCACGAGGAATTACCGATGAGGTAATTGAAAAATATAAAATTGGATATACAGTAGATGGGGATTTTGCTTACCGAATAATTGTACCATCTTTTGATAAAGAAGGTAAATTAAATTATTTTATAGCCAGAGCTTGGGTACCAAAAAAAATGAAGTATAAAAACCCAACTATTCCAAAAGAAACAATTATCTTTAACGAATACAATATAGATTTTAATAAGGACATTTATTTAGTTGAGGGTGCGTTTGATATGTTATTTTTAGAAAACGCAATACCATTATTAGGAAAACATGTATCACCAATGTTATTTGAACGACTTTACAATGAGGCTAAAGCTGAAATACACATTTGTTTGGACGGTGATGCTTGGGATGGTGCTCAAAGATTATTTCATGAATTGAACGGTGGTCAGTTGTATGGAAAAATAAAAATAATAAAACCACCAAAAGATAAAGACGTATGTGATTTAAAAGGTCAGATACAAGATTATTACGTTGATTTAATGAGATGATAGATTTATTAAGTGCTGCAAAAGAAATTAGAGAAATTTTAGACCAAAAAAGACGTGAATATCATTTGACGTTTACTGAAGATGACCACTCCTACACTATGGTTGATACCAATGGTGAGGTTATTAGTACACACCCATCAGTATCCAAAGTGACTAAATTGTTTTATGAACCTTTTGATGCTGAAGGTATCGCTTACAACAAAGCCAAAGGTAATATTGAATATATGAAAGAACTCCTAAAAGAATGGAGTGATTCAGGTGATTATGCTTCAAACATGGGAAGTAGGGTCCATTACCATTTGGAGAAAGAGACCATCGATAGATTTGGGGGATTTAAAGAAGTTCGTCAACCAATCTTTGATTGTGATATTGAACAAATTACAAAAGGTGACTCAATGATATCTGCTGGAAAGAGATATCTAAACTTGTGTGAAAAAAGGAACTTAGTGTTGTTAGATACGGAAGCGGTGTTAGGACACCCTGAACTTGGATATACTGGCCAACCTGATAAAGTGTGGTTATCGATAAACGCTTCAGGTACTGAAATTGGTTTATTGATAACCGACTGGAAGACTAATAAAGAAAAGAATTTCAAAACAAACCAGTGGACCAAAAAAATGTATCCACCATTCCACGAATATCCAAGTACCGCACTAGGACACTACTACCTTCAATTACCTTTTTATGGTAAGTTGTTGGTTAAGATGTTGGAGGGTACCAAATATGATAACATTAAGTTATTGGGTTGTATTGTTGTGTTGTTAAAAGAGGATTCAGAGTATGAAGAGTTTAGAGTTCCAAAACCAATAATCAATACCATTTTGGATATGAATATGGAGTACCACTTAAAAAAATAAGTTGTTTCATTAAATTCTTATTTGTATATTTGTTGCATGGCAAAAAAAGACGAACTCCAAGAAAAATATAAAGGACTTGTAAGTAAAGTCACTTTTGAAAAATTATTTCATGGTGATTATACCTCGACAAAAAAATATGTTGATTTCATGCTCAAAGTTTGGGTTCAGGTAAAGAAAGGAGATATTTTAAATCCTCCAAATAGTAATGAAATTTTGAAGTATGTCGGTTATTTTGAAATGTGTTTACCTTATATCCAAGAAAAAGACATCTATAATCCTATATACCAAAATTGGGATTCATTCGTTTCTATAGTTAATCAAGCGTTAGCTGTTAGAGAAGATAAGTTGTTTGTTCGTGACGAACACATTGAGGTGTTATTTGAAAATGATGAAGTGTTGTTTTTGGTTCCAAAAACTCATAAGGGTTCTTTAAAGTATGGTGCCAACACAAGATGGTGCACCGCATCAAAACATTCATCAACAACTTTTTCTAATTATAAAAATAGAGGTGAGTTATTTTATCTTATTAGAAAACAACCTAAAGGTAATAAGTGGGATAAAGTAGCGTTTTTTATTGAAAAATCTGGTTATGGGCCTTTGTTTAATAATATTAGTGCGTATTGTAGTTTTGATAGAAGCATTGGTTCTAACGATATTTTGAACTCTGATTGGGATATTACATTTATCACATCAGTACGAAATATTATCACAACTTATTCTATGAATAAACATATTGTTGTTCATAACAAAACAAAATTAAAAAAAGAAGTTAATAAAATAGCGTCAATAGATATTGACAATTTATTCACTATCATTAACGATGTTAACCAAGGTCACAATACTGAAATTAAAGAATTATTGTCTTCTTTGGGTGAGAGTATCAAAACATTAAATAAACAAATTAAAGAAAAAACTATATAATGGACGGACAATTAAAAATTAACTTACGGGAACAACCAACTTTGAAATGTGAAAATTGTGAAAGTGAAATTTTCAAAGAAGTGGTTCTAATTAAGAAAGTATCTAAACTTATGACAGGGTCTAGTGAAGACACTATAGTACCATTCCCAACATATGTATGTGCTTTGTGTAATCACATGAACGAAGAATTTAAAGTATTTGAAAACTAATGATAAAAAAATTAGTTCATTTTTCTGATTTACACATTCGACTATTTAAAGACCATGACTTATATAGGGACATTGTCAGCAATATGTTGGTACAATTCAAGGAAATAAATCCTGATAGAATTGTATTTACAGGTGATTTGGTACACTCTAAAAATCAAATGACACCAGAGTTAATCGACATGGTTTCATGGGTTCTAACAGAGTGTTCCAAAATTACCAAAACTATTTTGATAATTGGCAATCACGATTTTTTGGAAAATAATATTCAAAGGTTGGATGCATTAACACCTATTATCAATTCCTTACAGAATGAAAACATTATCTATTATAAAAATCGTGGAGTTTATTCAGACGAGAACATCGATTGGGTGGTATATTCACTCATGGACCACAACGTTCCGCCAGATATTGAAGAATCTGACAGAATTAAGATTGGACTTTTCCACGGACCAGTGGTTGGATTATCTACAGACATTGGGTACAAGTTTGAGGATGGTTTTGATTCTTCTCGTTTTGCCGGTTGTGATTTGGTTTTATGTGGTGACATCCATAAGCGTCAGATATTTGATATTCCCGGTCAAAAGAAAGCTTATATGGTTGGGTCAACAATTCAACAAAACTTCGGTGAAACGGTAAGAAAACATGGATACGGCATCTACGATGTTACCGAAGACAAATATGAATTTGTTGATTTGGAAAATTCAAAACCATTCTTATCTTTTAAAATCGAATCTATTGATGATTTGGTAAATGGAACAGAAAAACTTCTCAATTATTAACCTAAACTCCAAGGAACTTAAGGACATCGAACAATTTTGTGAACTAAACAAGATTGAGGATGTCCAAAAGTTTATGCATACTTGTTTTAAACAAGGTTATGAAATTAAAAAATTTGGTCTTTTAAATCCGGGAAAAACGGGTGGGATTGAAGAAAAACGGGTGGAAATTGAGGTCATCCGTGAAAAACGGGTGGAAATACCTGTTGAAGTCATCAAAGAGGTTGTCAAAGTTGAATATGTTGAGGTTCCTGTCGAAAAAATAGTAACAATTTACGACAATAGTGTTAATGATGAACTGTTGTTAAAAATACAACAGTTGGAGAATGAAATACAATTATTTTCCACTAAAACCACAGAAATGGAAAATATTTTCCAAAAAGAAATAATCAAAGAGGTTTTAGTGCAAGATACTAGAGCTGTTGATGAGTTGTTATTGGAAAGAAGTGTTCTGAAAAACAAGATTAACGAATTAGAAAACAAACCAATCGACAATTCAAAACAAAAAGCTTTAGAGGAGACTATACAAAAACTCAGGAGTGAATTACAATTAAAAAACAAAGAAATAAACGACCTAAAACAAATAATATCTGAGTTTAAATCATCACAAGATAGACAAGGAATTTTTTTGGATGGGTCAAACTTAAACAGAACTTTAAATCGTAAATA